CATTTAATACGCTGAAAAGCTCCAGACAAGACGCCTAAACGACGCACCATCTGGGGAGTGATAAGGCTATTGTATATCACTTCACCCAGTTGGGTCGCGTTAACTGAGGCCACAGCAACGGTTTTCGCCTTGAAAACGGAACCCTTGCTTACCTTGAGGCATCGTTGCCTTGTTGTTGACTCCTACGGGCAGTAATGGGGTCTTTGGCGCACCATTACTGTTACCGTTATTTCGTGATTGTTGTCTACGCCCGGAGGCTCCAGAACGGGATGTTGTAACCCTCTTCGGTGATGAACGTTGTCTCGCCATACTGAGGATACACCAGCTTAGGGATATTAGGATTTAGGTCAATATCAGCTGATTCCAGTTCATGTTGGAGCGGGATTGATAAGCCCCAGGCTTTTTCATAGGATAGGCGAACTTGCAGCGTAGGCTCTACAAGCCGTGCCTTTCCCACCCTATGTGGCATACGGTTCGCGATGTAATGCATGTCGGTAATAACCTTCCTTCTACCATTCAATTTAGAGAGTTTGTAACCGACGTACTGCTCCACAGGCAAGCCCATCCCCAGGCTTAAGCAGCACTGCCCTATGGACGTAAGGTAATTGATGATGTAAGATTTAGGGAATCTGCCGACACCCCACTGTATACGCTCTAACATCCTAAAAGGGCTGCGAACCATTGTGTAAGACACACCGTTGAAAACAGGACGACACTGACAAAAGTCGATGCGCTCCATTTCCGTTGCAATACTATCCAACTTGGTGGACATGCCAAATTGCTCATACGCTCTATGATTGACAAGCTTCACATCATCTCTCTCAACGAAGATGAGAAAATCATCCCCGTCAATATAGAGACAATGCTTCACTCCAGCTAGCAGTGTTTCAGTCATGGCGTAATTGATGATACTGTTACCTAGACCAGTGTTTTGGTCACCCGACATCCTCGTGAACATCGTCTTGTAAGCAACACCGTTTGAGGTCCTACCAATGTTCATCTTCTGCCAACTCAACAGCTTTCTTAGTAGGTCGGACCTACAGCACTTGTTGTAGAATTTGTGCTCAAGTTCTAGGAGCTGCTTGTTAACATGACAATCAAATTTACTATGATCCAAACTGATCACAGCAGGTCGGATGAAGAAGTTGAACTTGGTTTCAATGTCCAACCCTCTTTGGGCTAGGTTTCGAGCCTTGGCGAATATTGGTGTATTCGATGCGTCTTTCCAAGTATAAACGTACTGTTCTAAAGGATGTAAATAGGTAGCCAATGGTAGACAATAGCGCTTGGACCTGTACTGTATGCAGCGTGGAGCTGCGATTTTAAGGGTATGATATTTGTCATCCTTAAGAAACATGCGAACTTTTG